GGTCTGATCCACAATGGTTGCAATGCAATCTGTACTGTTTCCATAGTTTCCCATCTTTTTCATTCAATCGTTTCATTCTCATTTCACCTTTTTCGGTCTACCCCTTTTCCTATTGTATTTCTTCCTTGCTTGTAATCTTCTCATTTCTAACTCCTTTCGGTTTCTTTCCCAAAATTTCTGCTCAAAATGAAAAATAGTTCTTTTGTACTGGTATTCCCCATCAGTCTGCAATTGCATCTGCCTTAACTGTTCCCATAATTGTGGCTCATTCTTCCAAATGTAATAAAGTTCATCTACCTTTTGCAAAGGACACATCCAACAATTGTAATGTGAATGATGTTCATAATTGCCACCGAAGTCAAAGCCATAATCCTTGCAAAGTTTCAAGGCATCTTCGTTAGTGATATTCGCTTCAACAAGTGGATATTCAACATCATATGCAGAATATAATGGTTTACCAGTTCGCTTCTCTTCATCACTACAATATCCTATGTATTGCACAATGCTCTCTCTCTCTCCATATTTGTCTTTGATGTAATCTCTCATCATTACTCTCTTGATTCCAGTACACCAACGATTAAGTATACTTGGGAATCCCCATCTTTGAAATCCTTTTGAAATTTCATCAGTAGCATTTAGGATTGTTATCTTGACTCCTAATGTTTCTTCAACTTGTCTTATATGGTCTTTTGCATTGACCCACATCCAATCGCCGACATCGACATAAATTATATCATCGATTTGTGCATTGTTTTTTAATAGGTGGATTAGCATTGCAGTAGAATCTTTTCCACCACTATAACATAGTATCTTTTTCATTCAAACACCACCTTGTTGTTTAATTCGGCTATTTCTTGGTAGTTTTCAATGATGTCTTTTTGCAATCGGTTAATCAGTTTCAATCTACGATTTTCCCTTTCCAATCTGCAAATCTTTTTGTCTTTATCTTCAGTCATTCTAACCATCTCTGAATATAATATAATAATCCGATTAGCATTAAACCGATTATGGTTAATCCTATTGTATCATTCAATGTTCTACTCTCCCACTTCTTTTAATATTCTGTCTTGTACCTTTAACTGATATTGTGTAAGGTCAATTATCTTTTGCAATCGTTCAATTTCGGCTTGTTGCTTGTTAATCGTGTCTTGTTGCTCCATCAGTATGTTTATGAGTTCTTGGAGATTGTATTCCTTGCCAGTTTCATCACGAACACAATTAATCACATCACCATAAAATAAGACTTCAAATCGTTTCTCATTCATTTTATTGAACACTCCTTTGTATACTCTTTATTCAATCTTTTGAATACTGTGTAACGAAATTTTTCACAATCACCTAATTCCTTTCGCAATTGCTCATTCTCTTCTGCTAATTCCTTTGCCTTGTTTCGCCAGTAATCTCTGCTTATCTCTGTTTTCATTTATATTCACCATTTTTCGTTCCAATAATACTGGCTTGTCAGTCCAGTTTCCTACAAATGAGTCATTATATTCCCACTTTTTTTCCATTCCATCATAATGTTTCCAAATCTCTTCAAAGCATTGATTATCACTATCAAAGGTTTTTTCTATTGCTTTTTCAAGACAATTGAAATAATAAATAAATTCTTTTGTCTTTTTAGACCAGTAATCTCTTCTTTCTTTCAACTGCTCATTCTCTTCTTGCAACTTCTGTATCTGTTCATACTGTTCAATATTGGTCGGTTTTAATAATTTTATCTCTTCTTCCAACTCTTCGATGGTGGATTGTTGCTCATTCAACAAATCCACTACATCATCTTCTGTACTAATATACCAATCATTAACCCTATCTTTTATAAAAACTTCATTTACTGCTTTCCCATAATTCTTAATAGGTTTAAATCGTTTGCTTGAATTAACAAATCGTTTCTCACTCATCATCAATCACCATAATGTTCGGATATTTATAACTCCAATATGCCAAGACCAAAGAAAGAACCAACACAATTACAAATTCAATAAATGGTACACTCATCATTTATGCTCTCCTTAAATACTTATTAGACCAACTATACTTTTCGTGTCCATCGTAAACACAGAAATCCGAATCACAATGAAAACAACTGATTTCTTGCTCATATCTGCTACCATACTTATGCTTGTTACCCAAAGTACCATAACGATGACAATTAGGGCAATAATTCACATAAGACCTTGTAAACCATCGATAAGGGATATGATTCCTTGCACATCGGCTACAACTTGGCTTACCAGTTATAGTGATAGTATGATATTTAGGCTTGATGGTATGTATCACATCATTATGTTTCACCACGATAACACTTGCACTTTCATTTACTGTAACAATGCTACTATTATTCATAACAATAGTGCCTTTTGGTATGTTATGTGGCAAGGAAGATTCATTGATATTACTAATCTCATCTGCACTATCCAATGCCATACAAAAGCTTAACAGCACAATCACGATGAAAATTCCTAATAATAAACCTTTAATGTTGTCTTTAATCACTCTCCCATCATATCATTAAACAATTCCATATTCTCAATCTTGAAACGAATAGTAACCAAATACTCCATCTCCCAAAGCCCAACCAATTTACCACTTTGGGGATTAAGGATTTGAAAATCACCCAATCCAAATTCGTGCATATGTCTGAAGAGTCCAGTAGGAATCTGATAACCATTGTGTATATAATAATAACCTTTCGTATCAATCTCATACACATCAGAAACATCACTCACCTTACGAATATCTTCAACATCAAGATCCCCATCAAAGAACTCTCTTAACTTTTCAATCAAACAATATCACCTTTCAACAAATTGAAAACATTCATCCACTTCAGAAACATCACAATCATAAGCCAAGCAATTGTTATTATCAAAGAACTGACAATTGCAACAGAAATCAATCGCTTCAATCCACACTTGCTCTGTTTCCTTTTCATTTAAATCATTACCATCATTATCCTTGCAGATATAGGAAATGCTCACATCATCCACATATAAATCATCAATGGTCTTAACACCAACTTTTGCCTTTGGATTAAAGCACTTCAACTCATTAATCAACTTTTCCACATTCACTCTTTCAACTCCCAATGGTCAAAGATATGCTTGATAACTGGAACAGTAACTGCATTACCAATACACTTGTATCTCTGACTATCACTAATCTCTTCACCATCTTTGCCAAATTTAGTCCAATTGTCATCGAATCCTTGCAATCGCTCACATTCCAAAGGTGTCAAGTATCTGACACGAAGATCAGGCATTACCACACCCCAAATCTTACCAGTCTGCAAAGCACCACAATAGGCTTCTCTAACAATCCCTTTAGCAACTTTTCTCCTTGCACGATTCAACAAAACACCATCATAAACATAGGCTTCCTTATAACCTTTTTTAGTGGTTTCACGAATCTTCAAGTATTCATTAGGTCTTTCAGTACGATTAGGATTAACTAATCGACTATTAGAGCATCGGCTAAATAAGGGGTTATGTAATATTTCTCTTCCACATCGTTCTCTAAAATATCCTTTAAGGAATACTCTTTCTCTATAATGGGAAGTTCCAAAGTCTTTGCTATTAAGCAATTGCCATTCAACATCATACCCCATCTTGGCAAGAATTTGAAGAATTCTCTTGAAAGTATGTCCATCGTTGTTAGATAATAGACCCCTAACATTTTCCAATAAAAAATATTTGGGTTGGCAGTCTTTGAGAATTCGTGCAATTTCAAAGAATAATGTTCCCCTTGTATCATTAAATCCTTGTTTTTTTCCACTATTACTGAATGATTGACAAGGGAATCCTCCAACCAACAAGTCAAAATTTGGTAATTCATCTGTTCTGATTTCTCTGACATCTCCCAAGTTTGTATGGTTTGGGAAGTGTCTACTGTAAATTGAGTTTGCAATTTCATCAATCTCCGAATGGTATATGCAGTTCAAGTTTTCTGCATTTTTGCTTTTCTGTATTCCTAATTCAAATCCACCTATGCCACTAAAAAGGCTAATGTAATCCATCGTTATCACTATCTTTTTGCTCACTATAATAATACAAATCTGCACGAACATCTTGCAAATCGCTAATGATAGCAAGTTCAACAATAAGTATTATTAAACCAATGAAAAAATTACACAATAACAAAAATTCACTCATACTATAACTCCTTCGTAAACATACGAACAATCAAAACTCAACTACCAAAATTTTCAAACCTCTGCAAAGTATTGGTGGCATTTCACAAGTCTGTTTTGGTTTACTGTTATCAACTGCCAACTTGGTGGCTCTAACTGTAAGTATTGTTGGTCTGGGTAACCATCGTAGCCCAAGAAATGCCCACAATATCCATAAAATATTTGTTTATAACCAGTAGGAAACCTTTTAAACTCCGACCACCAAATATTTTTATGATTATGACCCTCAAGGTACATATCTGCAACAATATGTTCAGTATTTCTCTCCAATTTCCCCATAGCCAATGGTTTGGTCTTTGATGAACCTTTACCGTGCCTACAAAAAATACTGAAGTCAAAATCATTAATAGAAAATGTATCTAAATTCTGATTGCAATAAGTAATCCCCAATTCTCTACACATATCTTTAACAATATTGAAACCAAATTCCTTGTTTAATCGGTATTCGTGATTACCAATACAATAACAAACAATATCATCTTTGAATGGTTTGATATTGTTGATAAAATATTCTCTCTGCTCTTCAACAGTACACTCTTGCCCATAAGCACTATCCCCAACATTCTTACTTGCAACTTCCAACATATCACCAAGCAAATAGATTCGGCGATTTTTAAGAGGTTTTATAGTTTTAAGCATTTGCTTAAATAAATCTTTATTAAAAGTAGGGTTGCCTATGTGCAAATCTGAAATAGGAATGATATTCACTACTGTTTTTGAGTTCAAAGCATATTCATTCTTCAATTATATTCACCTTTTCCTTTGTTTTATTCCTAATCTTCGTAGTTCGCCTCTGATTTGTCTTAATTCATCATCAAAGTTTTCTTTTCGTTTTTCTGTTATGTATCCAGTTCCATTTTCTTTTGGTTTTATCCATTTGGTTCTTTTCCATTCGTTTTTTTGGTCTTGTAGTGCTTTGGCACTACAGTCTTTGCAACAGTATACTTGTCTATGGTGAGTTGGTGTATAGTAATTGCCACAATAATGGCATTTTTTCACTATACTTGCTTTATTTAAATGCAACACTTCACCATTCGTATACTTCGACCTTAAACATTGGATTTCCTTGTACGATAATTTCATTATTCATCATCTTCCATCCAATCGTACTCATCATCAGTTTCATCTTCATTGAAACCAAGTTCAAAATCGTAATGGTGGAAACATATCTCATTCAGTAACAAAAATATCACAAGAGTTATGCTCCAGTAGTAACTGCCAGTAGCACCAGTACAATCTGCTACAAACAACCCAACAAGGATCATCGCAACTTGACATAATAAGAAGATGAAAAAAAGAATGAAATAAAAGATTGGATTCATTCACTATCACCAATTTCCTTAAGCATAATTTGGAACAATCTTTTTTTCATATCAATTTCATTTCTTAACTTGTGATAATGCACTCTTCTATCCCCAATTTCCATTTCAATGTAAGCATCTTTCTCTGCAACTGTAGGTTTTGCTTTACCAATTGCAGTTGCCCAGTCAGTATTCAATAAAAGATTTGCTTTGTCTTGTTCATAATCTCCTTTAAATTCCCAGTATCCATCTTCTAACTCTTCAATCTCTTCGTTAAGTTTTCTTATCTCATCGTTCATTGTAATTCCTCATTGGTTTTATTTTAAGTTCCTTTCGGATCTTGTTTAACTGGTTTTTATCCCAGTTCACTTTTATTAATTCTTTCTTCACTTTCCTTGCAATTTCCAATGTTTCATAATTGCCAAAATACACATTGTTTTTCCTTATGATGAACCCTTTTCTACCTTTTAATATGCTAATGTAAGTATCGTGGAAATCTCTATGTGCCTTTTTTCTTGGAAGTCCAGTTGCTTTCTTTGAAAAACCATCTTTTCGTATTATTTTTCGCATAATCCACCTATACTGTCTTGGAGTAAGTGTGTATTTCGCTTGAAGATTATAAGCACTCATTCCTTGATCCAAATCTTTTAGAAAGTTAGTCCAGTTTATCGTTGGCTCTACCATCATCGTTTTTCACCTATATCGGTAAAGTTTACTATTGTTACTCTGTTTTTGCACTTCTAAATCACGAAAGTAATTCTTTTTCAAAATGTTGCTCACTTTCGCAGATGATAATCCTTTACCTAATTTGCCAAGTTTGAAATCGTTTCCTTGTAGAAATTCACTTATTTCTTTTGCAGAAATCCACTTGCCCTTATTAAGTACAAAGTAGCATTTGATTACTCCTTTGGCTCTTTCTTCCATCAGTTATCACATCCTCTCTGTTCTGATAATGTAATGTGATGCTCTGAAGTCATCTTCGTACTTGGATGCAGTTGTCTTGTCTTGGTCTTGGTAATGATTACTTGAATAACTGTATTCCCTATCATTCTCTTGTTCAAGTTTTTCTACTACAAGTTGGCAAATCCTACAACCATCTTCTAATACGATTGGGTATTTGTTCAAGTTCACAATTTCCAATGTGATATGACCCTTAAAATTAGGGTCTATGAAACCACTTGTAATATGCACTAATAACCCAATCCTTGCAAGACTTGAAACTCCCTCTACTCTGCCAACATAACCATTCGGTATATGCACCTTTTCCAATGTACTGATTAATACCAATTCATTCGGTGGTATTACAACACGATTAAAGTTTTCCACCACATCTGTTTCATCGGCTAATGGTGGAACTATAACACCTTTGTTTAACCTAAAGTGTAAATCAATACTGCTTGGTTGCAAATACAATGAATTAAAAGGTTGTATGAAATCAGAATGTTCTTTCTGCAACTCCATTAAACCCACATCTGAAAGGATGCTCATCTTATTCACCATCCTTTTTAAACCATATATTGAAATTGTTACTCATTGTAGTGGTGTGGATTTCTTTTATCTCTCCAAACTCCTCTTCAAATGCTCTTAACAATTCCATTGGTAAAAAATCAACAGTCCAAATTATGATAAATCTATCTTGGTTGAAATTGAACCAAGCAAGACTCCTATCGTAGCCATATTTTTCAAGTATGGCTTCCAGTTTCAATCCTAATTCATTTTGCAAGGATTGTAACTGCTCCCTAATCTCAAAATACTTATCCATTTATTCCACCTAAACTAATCTCTTCTGTTCATTTACTTCGTTTATTCTCTGCTTTGCAATGTTATAATAATTTTCATCTAATTCTATACCTATAAAATCCCTTTTTAACTCTTGACAAGCAACACCAGTAGACCCACTCCCCATAGTGAAATCCAAAACAATATCGCCATCATTAGAATAAGTCTTAATAAGATATTTCAATAAATCAACTGGCTTTTGAGTAGGATGAACCCTATTCTGCCCATTACACTCTTTTGCCTTTGCATTGAACTTTACAATGTTTGTAGGATATTTCATTTTAGTAAATTTAACTGGAACTGCCTTATAATCATTATACACATTAGGATTAGTATTAGTAGATGTCCGATTATGATTCTCTTCCTTACCCTCCCACATTATAGGATTATAAGTGCATTGTTTATCATAAAAAACCATAATATTCTCATATTGTCGCATAGGTTGTTTCTTTGCATTTAAATGCCCACTTCTAACTACCTTATCCCATATAAAATCATATTTATAATTCTTAATGTTGCTTAATCGTACTTTGCTACTGTAAGGTTCGTTACCAAATAGGATTACTGGTGCAGTTTCTTTTTTGAGTTGGTTTAAGCAATCCCACATCTCATCTAAATGTACCATTATATCCCATTTGCATTGGGTTATATTGTAAGGAGGGTCTGTTAAAACCAAATCAACTTTGACATCTTTTTTGATAAGGTCTTGCATAACCTCCAAGCAGTCGCCATTAATTAATTTAATCATTATTCCACCTTTTTACCTAATGCTCTTAAAACCTCATCGGCAAGGCTTTCACCGATACCATCAACTGCTAACAGTTTCTTCTTGTCAAGTTTCAACAAATCACGAAGATTTTTCAAATTATGCAATGCTACAATATTCTCTGCTCTTTTTTGTGATATTCTTGGTATTGAAACCAAAAAATTATAGCAAGGGTTTCGACTCAATTTTTCAACTGGTCTGACAACCCTACGATTCGTATCATTGCACTTTTCAAACACAAACCTCATACATTGAAATGCCTCTTTATCATCCTTGAAAGTAACAACATTCGTATAAGTCAAAAGACTTGCCATTGCACTAAAGAAATGAGTCTTATGGAACTGCCTCTTGGTGTACCTTTTCCACTCATAACAAGCAACATCAATTGATCCTACCACGAAAACGAAATGGTAAGGGAAATTGTTCGCTTGGTCTATGGTTTCCTTTTTCAATCTGCCATCGTAGATTGATTGTATGAAGTCAATAGTGGTTTTGAACTCTATTACTGTATTGCCACAGACATAATCTCCATATTGGAGTTGGGTTTCTTCATAATCGAAACCCCAAGCGATAAATCTCCTTTCTGCATACTTTCTTCGTTCTTTGTGTTCTCTTGAGTCCATATAGATTTTCAAATCACTTGTCAAGTTCCACCACCTTGAACCTTACGAAGTTTCTAAATCCCTCTAAATCGAATGGGTTGTCAATGGCTTCAATGAACTCCAACTTGACATCTATTGATTCTAAAGCCTTGTTGAGAGTATTTAAATTTATAGGTGCAGTTTCGGTTTCCATATACTTTTCCACCTCATCGTTGGATAGTGTTCTGTTCTCTACGATGATGCACTTGTCTTGTCTGAAACCCATAACCTTACGATTGTTAGTTGTTTCACCAACAATACTGAAAAGTTTATCCCAGTCAATGTTATCGCAAAATTGCTCTTCAAGTTCATCAAAGAAACTCATCAACTCTTCAGTATCCATCCCATCTTCTTTGGCTTTCTCTCTTGCAAACCCAATGAAATCATCAAGTTTATCTTCTTTAACAAGATTGCTAATGATGTTTGAAATAAGAATGTTAGATAAGTCTTTCATAAATTCATCCATTATTTTTCAACTCCTTGCAATTGTGGTATCAAGGTTTTTAAGTAAGCAGAGTATTCATCTCTTTTCTTGCGAAGTTCTTCACCTTTTTTGTAGTCAATGTGTTCGGTTGCAAGGATCTTGTCAATGTTCTCAATATTGGAACGAACTATCCTTGCCACTTCATTTATCGGATTCATCTTCTATCTCCATTGGTAACAATCTGTATACTGTTCCACAATATTCACATTCTTGTTCAGTTCCATACTTGTCAGTTTCAACGATTATTCCATTACATATAGGGCATCTCATTATCTATCACCTTTAAATGTTAAGTTGTATGGGAAATATGCTCCCAATATTTCATTCATTCGTTCATCATCTATTTTCCCATCTTTGCAACATTTGTGCAAGATGTCTAAAAATTGTTCATTAGTTAATGTAGCCATTGTTTTGCTCCTTGTGTTATCCAATATTCTTGTTTCGGTTGCTCTACCAATCCTTTCTTGATGAGAGTAAATATGTTTCCTTTCTCATTGCAACTTGAACTGGAGCAAAAGAAATGTGTAGGTGTTATGCAAAATGATGGGTTTTCATCATTATGGAATGGGCAACAACACCATATAGTATTTCCATATTTCCTTACCTTTTGCAATGAGAATATGTTTTGAAACACATCTCTCAAATCAAGGTCTAATAAATCATCTTCGGTTTTCAATCGGTTACTGTATTGCAACCTTTTGGTTTCAATCTCCTCAAGTGCCTCTTTATATTTTTTATAAGCACTTCTCACTATCTTATCAGAATACATCATTGCATCCCAGTAATAATCAATATCTACATCAATATCGTGAAATTCACCTTGCTTGATATAGACTTCTTGATTGGTTTTAGGATGAGTAGAACCTATGACACGAATATTGCCATCAAGACTTGCATTAAAATTAACTTCATCAAGACTATTCAATTTAAATGAGTCTAACTGCAATAATTCAATAACATAATACTTAAAGAAAAGACTTGGCTCTTCAATAGGTTCGTGATTGAATAACTTGAAATTAGTAGGTGGAATCTGCACATACAAATGATAACCCTTATTAGTGCTATCCACGATGACACAGTCAATCCCTTTCCTTTCAAGGAACTTACTGATAGTCAAGCAGTCATTCCAAGCCAACTCCTTATCATCTTCACTATCAAAATCCAGTATGATATTCCAAACAACACCATCCTTACCATACTTTGTAATGTAAAGATCAGAGTCTTTAGGTTGATTTTCAACTAATCTTTCAAGTTGATCCACACTTTTTATCCTAACTCTTCTTGCATTACGATTACGATTACGATAAACAGTAGTAAGGTAGTGTTGCTTATCTTCAAAGATTTCTAAAGTTCTCATCATAAAACCTCTTCAAACTTGGATTATGGGATAGGTTCTCTTCCAATCGCTCATCGAAAGGTTTACTTCCATCCCAATCATAACTTGCAATAATTACCTTTTTCAGTTCCTTACATTTCTCTGAAAAATCAATTTTTATCACCTACTTGAAAAACGATGTAAAATTCATCAACTATATAATTACCCTCACACCATTCCATTTGTATATCTACATCAGAAATATCATTTATTTCATTTACATAGTCAGTTTCAGTATTATTTTCTTGTTGTAAATTGGATTTCACGATTTCTCCATTTTTATCAATAATACTTAATCCAAAATCAATAACTGTAAAATCCCATAATTTACGAATTATGGTTGTAACATCCATCACAGTAGTTTTATGATATTCTTTTAAAGATATTTTGTAGAAACATCCACAATTTTCCAATACAAAAGGTTTTCTTAAATCCATCTACTACCACCTTTAATAAAAGTATTCTAAAAAATGTTCATAGGATTTAACAATGTTTCTCTCTGAAACAGTTATCCTATCATCCAATTCTATAATATTAATGAAAGGATTGCTCCTTTCACTCACAATCTTACAAGCAAGTTCCTTTGACTCAACAAAGAAACGATTGCCAAGTTCATCGCTAACTTCAAACATATTATTTCACCTCTCCTCTAACGAAATAAATAAGATACATTTCCCTTAAATCGTATAAAATCTGTTCTACATCCATCTTTGGGAATCTTTGAAAAACCTTAATCGCTTCAACTGGAGCATTTTTCTTAATGTAAGTGTAAATGTACTTATAATCTCTATCCAAGAGTTTCACACTTACTGGGTTGCCCTCATCCTCAATCAGTATCTTCGCAGTTTCCCACACTATCCTTTCATTGAAATCAATAACTTCCATACTTATAACCATCCAAGTTCGTATATAGGGTCTGACTTCATCAATGTTTCAAAAAACAGTTCACTTTTTTTGGTAATGTGTCTGTTTTCTTCAATGAAATTTTGCAGTTCATCTTCTATTCCACGATAGTTTTTCAAGAGTAGGTCTTTGCCTTTTTCAAGATTATCTCTTGAAAAGTTTGGTTCTATCCTATTGACTTTGCTACCATCGTAGAGATGCCCATTGATTGCATATACTGGTGCTTTGTTATCTTCACCTATACAGATTAGATAGTTATTGTCATATAACTTCCTAATCTTCTGCTCAATGTCATTACGATTGGTACGATACCAACTTCTGCTACCACATTCAGATTTGAGATACCTTGTAGTGAAGAAATACTGATGTTCATCGGTGTTCTCTGAAAGCCAATCAACATCTTTACTGCCCTCTAATGTGCCAACATTGAACTTTACTGTTTCCTCATAATTGGCAGTAGACTTGCTATTGCCTACATTGTAGACATCGAAGTTACTGAAGATACCATTTATGAGTTTAACTTCATTCGGTAGCAAGTTGTTATTGTTATCGAAGATGGTTAGTGCAGTCCTTACATCTTGCTTACTTGCCAATAGTAGTGGATGTTTCTCACCATACTCTTCGTGATAAACACACTTACCCTTGTTAAGTGTACAACTCAATTTCAAGATAGAATTGAACTCATCAACCTTACGATTGAAGTCATCAATAGTTCCGATGTATTCAACTATGTCATACATATAAAGGTCAAACATATCCACATCGGTTTTTTCATTTGCAAGGAAATGAACTAATCCTTGAACACTCTCTGTATCCATTTCAACTTGTCTAATCTCATTAGCATATGAACCTTGATTATTCATAATTGATTTGAAAGTTACCAAGTCCATAGGGTCTACGAATGGTGGAGTAATGATGATTGACCTACTCTTCTCTTGCTCATTTATTATATCTTCGTGAGCAGTAGTGTAAGCCAAACAAGGATAACCCTTAACCCATTGCTCTTCAGTAACATTTTCATTACTGTTATCCACTACACCTCTTTCAATATAACCATCAGTAGAGAGTTGTTTCAGTAAATCTCTCATATCAATTGTGTTCTGATCTGAGTTCGATCCTCCCAAATCTCCTATATAAAAAATGTGTCCAGTAAGGTCTTGGTGATTGTATTTCCTAAAGAAATAAGCCACACTTTTAGCACCATAATGAACTCTCTCTTGTGGTATGAATTTCAAGGCAGTTTCAATGATATGGGATTTACCACTTGCTTGAGAACCAACTGCGATTACATTAGTTCCCTTGTAGCCAAGATAGGTTTGCAAGAAACCGAAGAAAGCCCTTAACACTTCAATGGTTAATCCAACACCTAACCCATCACATATTTTAGTAATGAACTCCAATGGGGTAAAACCTAACTCAATACATCGCTTACTGAATTGTTGATATAATGGTGGGTATTTCCTACCCATTTGGATAAGTTGCTTGATTTCATCAATCTCCAACTGCTCATCATTAGCGATTTGCTTGGCTTCTTGAAAATTACCACAAACATTGCTACGAAGAGTTTCAAGGTCAGACAATATCCTTTCAATATATTCTACCTTGTATTCATCAGATGACATTCCAAGACTTGACTCATCTTGTCGCATAAGTTCCAAGATGTCATCGTGTCGGATTTTCTTTTCCAAGTATTGTATGACTTTTTTCCCACTATTCTGCTTACTGAAAGAGGTTATCTGCTTATCTGAAGAAAACAATATGTCAGTTCGCTTACCACGAATAGTAAGAATATCATACTTTTTGGCAGAAGTTGGTTTAATATCCATTTGAAGATGTTCTGTAACTTTAACTGCCATAAGTTATCACCTAAAAAAAAAGCAAAGAACCTCTGAAATTAGAGATTCTTTGCAATAGGGTACATTTTACCATTCTTGTTTACACCACAAAAGATATGGGCTTCGTATCCCTCAAGGGCTTCTTCAAGTTCCTCAACAGTAAACTTGATCCCACCAGTAAAATCGGATGGTAACTCACCACTTGAAATAAATACTGGTCTTACAAACTCTGCCAATGCAGAATTTCCACCACATACAAGCACATTTTCCTCTTCCTTATCGTGATTGCAGAAAAGGAAAAAGGTAACTTCTTGAGCATCATCGATAATCTCAATTTCTTCAACTTCATTACCAAGATTATCTTCAGTCATTACAACTTGCCCATCATCATCAAGTTTCCTTGCACGACATTTTGGCATATCATCAAGGATTGACATTTTCAAGGTAAATAAGGTATACTTACCGAATTGACCCTCTTTCTCACTAATGTACACTTTTTCTACACCACAATGAACACCAGTTTTCTTATGCCAACTTTTGACAGAAGATAAAAAGGTATTCATTGTTACTCTATCTTCATCGAATGAAGATTTTTCTTCTAACATTTCTACCATTTTTTTCACCTCTTGAATAAATGTATAATTGTAATCATAGGCAAGACTAATTTAACCTATGATGGATAAGGCATAAAGGAATCGAACCCTTACAAATGGAACACCAGTTTGCCTTACAAGGTTGATATTATGAATAGATTTAGAACAAAACTGTTCAAGGATGGGGAAAATAAGCAAAAACCCATCCTTAAAGTGCTTGGGTAGGAGTTGCACCTACTGGATCAACTGTCTTGACCAAGCACGAGAGGTCTAAATTATGAAGTGCCACTACAATTTCAGTTGGGTAGTGGTAGCAGTAACTCCTTTAAAAATTTTAAAAGGGGAATAATTGATTTATATGAGTAATTTGGGGTGATTTAACAATATGAACAAAGATTCGTGTTTGGAGTTACTGCTACCACTATCCAACCAAATGGTTGGTGATAAGGTTCGGATAATAAAATAATTAATCTTTTTAGTCAATTTCTGCATTATTTTAATAATTCCAATTATGATTACTCATACGAAACCTTATCAAGAGTATTCATTATAGAAAATTATCAATTCTCATATAGTTTTCATATGTATTCTATAATATGGTAGTTTAATGGTGTTCTCCACCACTACCACTTTTCCAGTCAAAATGACCAGTCATCCAGTTGCAATTAATCAAATCGAAAGTTAATCTATATGTCATAATCACATTAATTATCTAAAAGATTGCAACTGAAAGCCATTGGCAAGTGTCGAAACTTGCAGTTGGAAAAAAATGTAAAAGCCAACTTGCCAACCATCAATGGCAACCATTTCTCTATTATCTCCCACTAATAACACCTTTAATATAAGAACCAATGATGAATGGTTAAATTATCATTGATCCAATGAGCGATGGTGGGAATCGAACCCACCGACATCACCAGTTATCGCTCTGATTTGATTAATTATGGAGGAAATCTAATTGACATTAGATTGTAAAAATTGTTACTAAAAATAAAAATGATATGCACCAAACCAATGAAACACAAGTTACAATTTTAATATCTCTCTTGCGAATCTTGGTGGCATTATCTCTTTGTGGGTATAATGACTTTGGCATTATTTACCACCTTTGTAATCCTTTCTTTGAAGTTTTAAAATTTGTACAAAGGCTCTGTACTCTTGTGGAGTCATATCGACTCTCACGAATTTGTTAGAAATAGTTTTATCAACTTTCATAATTTCACTCTCCTTGCGAATACGAAGATTAATGGTATGGCAGTACCAGTTTCAATCTTCGTTGATAATACTTTTAAGCAAAGTAGTATATAAAGGTTTGTGCAATGCATTATAGTAATACAATATATATTGTAGTATATAATACAATTTTCTATTTATCCGATATGGAAATCATTAAAAGCAACAATAAATAAAATAGTATATGGTGATTAAATTATGAGTAAGGAAATATCAATGTTGAATGTGAGGATCAATAATGATTTGAAGAAGAAGTTGAAATTAATAGCAGTTTATGAAGATACAACTGTTAGTGATATTGTCATCGGTTTCCTTGAGTATGGTGTCAAGGTGTATAATGATGAGCAAAGACTTATTAATAAAAAATAATATATTATTATAAGTGCAATCGGATTATATTATTTCACCTCTCCTTGCGAAATACTATTTTTTGTGTTGCATATTGGTGAGTTGCAATGGCAGTTGCATCTCACCTTTTTTTATTCTGTTTTTATGAGTATTTAAAAAAAGTATTAGAGAGCATTTGAAAACTAAAATTATAACGATTGTTATATTATGTGTTAAAAAAAAGAGAAGAGAATGTTGATGTTATAATTCTTCAACATTCACATCAAATACTTGAACCAATTCCAACAACTTGTCGATTTTGTGTTCGTTCCTTTCAAATTCTCTTCGTTGTTGATTAATAACACTTGATTCGTGATTGATAAGTACATTATTCATTGCATTTATGTACTTATGTTTCAATTCTACTGGGTTCTTCTTCAAGTATGTTTCCCTTATCTTTCCTCTTGATCTTCCTTGAATGAAATCTATCTCTTCTTCGGATAAAGCATTTTCGCCATTGCATAGTTGAGTAGCATTAAACTTTCTCAACATATGTGAGCGAAACCGATTATAATTGTTTACTCTGCCCAGTCCAAGCACATCGTTTATTCTACCCATCAATGTGTTCACATAGTTTGGGCTTACCTTGAAAAGTTTGCTTTCGCAGTTTATATCTCTATTCTCATTCAAGAGCATTTTCACTATTTCGTGAACTGCTTCGGCAGTACAAAAGGTATAATAAAACTCATTCACCTTTTGCCTTTTCATTCTAAAGGTAGGGATTATCATTTCCTCTGATGAGTAAATGCTTATCAACATTTCGTGGATAGATTTGTTTGGATCATACTTGCCAGTTGCCTCAAGGAATTGTCCTACAGTTAGACTTAAGACTTCGGCTTTACCCATCCCACTACTGCATTGGAGTAGGATAAATGCTCTCATCATTAGACTACTGAAATCTAATGCCTCACGAATTATAGTCTTGGTGGGAATGTCCTCATAAGCGATTGGAGATTCTTTCCTAATGTTCTTTTCAGACAAGTATGGTAATGTTGGGAGTTCTATCTCAAAGTGTCTGTAAAAAGTCTTTACTTGATTGACTTTATTTACAATTGTATTCTTTGAGTCGGTTTCAATTATTGTAGTTCTGAAGTTTACAAGTCTTTTTTTCAGAGTCCTTTTCTTCATTCGGACTCCTTGCTCTTCTTCAGAATCGGCTTCTTCAAGCAATTGGTCTAATGTCATACCATTAAATTCACAGTATTGGCGAAGAGTAGCCTTATACTGTTTGATGGTTGCTTGGGAGAGGTTTCTCTCCTCTATAAACTGTTGGAATTTCTTACTGTTTTCTACCATATATATCACCTTAATAGGTTACTCTTTTAAGGTGCTACAATATATCGTGGGATTGTAATAATATCTACTACGATATATTCGCTTAAAAAAAGTAATCTGATAATACTATTTATTATATTTTGTAGTATATAAAGGTGATGTTATTACGAATATTGGAAAAAGTATTACTTATGGTTTAAAAAAAGATAAGCCAAACCTTTATAATGGTTTGACTTGATAGAAATAGATTTGTCTGCCATTTGTTGCTTTTATTATTTGATTTGCATTGCAAGTCTTGTAACCCCTACTTGGATCATAGACTTTAAACTTGTAATCTCCAGTTACATTGTAGATTGAAATCCAATGCCCATAATTTTTTTGATATGAAAGGCAAGTTGGTTTGGTGTTTCCACCAGTTTCTATATGGGCTATAACCCCATATCCTTTGCTTATTGCACTTTTTACTGCATTGAATGTTCGGTTTATCTTTTCTACTTTCATTCCAAGTTTTTCTGCACCTTTGATAAGGTTACTTGGTGTTGTACCATTAGTGGTTGTGTTACAAGCAGTTCTGCATTGTTTTTCAGTTTTGTAGGTTAGGATTTGTGTACTGGCATTTGCAAGACTTGTTGATCCACAAGTCCAACCATTGGGTTGCTCTTGACCTACAAAGCCAGTATTAGAGTCATATAAGTATGAGCAATAATTTGGAAGCCTTGAATGATGAATAAAGAATTTTGCTTGGTTGTCGAATAGTCCACAATATTGTTTTTGTTTCATTGTGTAGGTTTTGCTATTCATTGCTTTCATTCGTAGTTCTTTTGGTTGCCCTTTACCACTTTTTACTGAACTTTTTACTGTTTTCATTGCTTTTTGCATTTCATCTTTACTGAATCTTATTGTCATTGTCTTTTATCTCCTTTTTAGTAGTGCCATTCGTGTGTAAATGCTAAATTATAGTCAGTTACTGTATTTCCAAGATTTGTTATACCATAACTTCCATTGTTCCATAACCAAAACAAGAAAGTTGTATTTCTCATTATCAAAGAGTAACAATTACTCTTCGGATAATACTTTGATGGAATAACAAAATCGCTATACCCACTAAAACTTTGTCCATTTGTAATAGTTACACCAGTCCGATGGGCTTCTATTCTGCAACATCTTGTAGTTTCATCTACCATTAAAGTATATGTTGTGTTTTCTGCTATCTTCTTGAAACCACTCACATAAACTTCTATTGTTTGGTTTTCAACTTTTAGTTCTTGAGTTCCCCAGTTGCTCATTGTGAGAGTCCAAGTTGCTATTCCATTTGCATTTGTAGTTTGTGTTCCTTGACTTAATCCATTCTGAAATAGTTCAAGTTCTTTATTGGCGATTGGGTTTCCCCTTACATTTCTGCAAGTGCAAGTTATTGTGATTGTAGTATCGATTGTTGGGTTGTAATTGCTTGAAGTTAATTCGTATTGATAATAAGCATTTTGCAGTATGTCCTTTAAAGGCACTTTGAATTTCACCATATTTATCACTCCATTCTCATTCAATAATGCCAAAAGGCACTCATATTGATTGTTTTTGTTCCAGTTGAACTTGTTGTTGAAAGTATATCTCCATTAGTAGTTACTGCTCCTATGATACTTACTTGATATACTGCACAAATAATAGTCTGTTTCGGTCTGTAAGCACTTGGTATTGCACCACTATAAAGAGTTACTTCGCTTGTATTATTGAATTTATAATTTGTTCTAAAATACCTAAACTCACAGAGTCTTAATGCAGTATTCACATAGAGAGTTCCATAGGTGGCGATTGTCTGTGAAGTCCAAGTTGATACATCTTGATGTTGAGTAAGGTAAGTATTTGTGTCTATGCTCCCATCATTCTTAATAAGTCCAGTTGTACTGCTTGTTTCAATGAAATCACTATCATTAGTTAAATCAGATATTGTAGTAGGGATATTCGGTTTATTGCTTAAATCATTATAACTACCACTTGTAGCAACAGTTGAAAGATTACTTGTATCTGCTTTATTATTCAATGCACCAGTAATTACCTTGTTTTGTACTGGGTTCTCTGATGTAGTGGATAATACACTATCAACAGTTACACTTCCCCCACCTTGAATTGAAATATTTCCACTTCCAAGCAATGAAGTGTTATTAATAGTTTTTATGTTAGTTCCACTCACTAATGTGGCTTGTTTACCATTCAAAGCAGTATCCACTTCTGACTCTGTATAATATCGGTCATCGTGATTATGAGTTGGTAAACTTGACAAATACTGGGTAGTATCTACTGTTCCATCATTTTTTAGCAAACCAGTTGTACTGCTCTTTTGAACATAATTGCTTAAAGATGAAGAAGTCAAGTAACTGTTAGTATCCACCGAACCATCATTCTTTAAGAGTCCACTTGTAGCTGATTTCTTCACCAAATCAGAACCATCAGACAAATCAGATGAAGAAGATGGGATAGATGGCTTATCAATCAAATCATCATAATCACCAGTAGTAGCAACAGTTGAAAGACTATTCACATCTGCTTTACTATTTAATGCAGTATCTATTTCACTTTCAGTATAATATCTATCATCGTGGTTATGAGATGATGGTGGATAATCAGATGGCTTATTCTGAATATCAGACCAATCAACACTACCCCCACCACTATTAATCTTGCTATCAATCGCAATGTTGATTTCGTGTTGAGTAGCATTTTCACTTGTTTCCAAATTGCTTAATGCAGATGATTCTGTAATCATACCAGTCTGATGAGATGATGGATGAACATAATAATTCGCATTAGTTTCAACAGTACCAAGTTTAGTTTTTTCAGTCAAAGTATAATCATTTGAAGATAAACCCTTACCAACTTCTACATTGACTTTTGTAGCAAGTTTATTATCAATTTCAGTTTTTGAGTAAGTGTCAATATCTCCACCACTATGATCCATACCTTTACCACTTGCATCACCACCAATCTGCAATACCAAATCTCCATCTTCATCACGATAAAAATCAACATAAGGTTCAAGTCGGTTGATTACACTATCTGATTGAGTCAATAATTTATTCTGATATTTGAATTGTATCTGAACATTGCTTAATTTTATAGTTGCATTTGATTTATTACCATTGAAGTTAATTCCTACCTTGAATCCTTGCTCACTTATTGAAGTATTTACAACATTGCTACTAAAATTGAATAATGAGCAGTCCACATCTATATGTCCTTGTGTAGTTAGGATGTTTTCGACTAACATATAATTAGTCATCTCCATACAAGTCAAACTAATATTGCTCAAGATAGGGTAATTCACACTAACATTAGAAACTTGATAATCAAATGAAACTATAACATTAGTAATATCCTTTTGAGCCAACTTGACAAGTGGTGATGATAAGAAGATAAGACTATCTTGCTCTGCAAGGTTCAGTTTTACAATGTTACTACCTTGCTTAAACCAATTATTACCCACAAAACTTGTCGGCTCAAAAATGTAAGGATTATCTGCAATATTCTCTTCATCAATAGCAAGAGTCAATCTATCATCTAAAGTTGTATCTATATCTCTTCTTTGCGATTGGTCTACATTCAACATTTTAGTTCACCCATACATAATTATCATCAAACTTGTCATCATAGGTTACTGGTTCGTTCAAGTCTAACTGTTCTCTGACAAGTTTCTTTCTTTGCTCTGCAAGATTATTCTTAACCTTTAATGGTGCATCGATTTCACCAAGACCAAACTCTGTCTGTATCATCGGTCTGTCTGTAACATCAATATTGATTTTCCTTGAAGCCACTTGATATTCATTAGTTAATAGTGGATTAACAGTTTTTGTTTCAACCCAATCATTAATACCAACTGGTGGAAGCCCTACACTTTTAACTGTAAAAGTGGTGAGTGGTTGGAAATATTTCATCAAATTATCATATGATTTCTGATTCGCTTCCTTACTACCAGTTTCAGTAGATAAGTTCTCAACTTTCATCTGCTCACCAAATCTCATAATCTCACCAAGTTTACTCTTTTTGGCATAATTGTAAGTCATAGTTGGGTCATTCTCTTTCAGTTTACTCTTAAAGATTGTAACTGAACTATTAACCAATTGGCTTGTCGGTGCATATTTCACATTACTGATGCCAATAATGTTACCATCATATCCCTCATTGAAAGTATACTTAATGTCCTTTACATCATCAGAACCATCAGTAAAGTTTATGTAATCGCCATTTCTCCATTTATTATATTTTATGCTAAAATCGTAGCCACTTTTCTCCAAGATAGTTTTCATACCATCAAGGATTGTTTTACCACTTACACCAAGCGATTCCATCTTTGCAACTTCACCACTAAAGACTCCCAAGTCATAAAGTAGCATCTTGTAACTTGAATTATCCTTATTATCATATGCTTTGCTTTCATCTTCTTCAGTATCAATGTCATCAATCACATCTTGGAAATCACGAAGAAATGTTACTCTCTTCAAGTAATACTTATTCGTGGATGTTTGTGCATAATCCATTTCGGCAGTCTTAATTTTATCAAGTATGTCTATTTCGTGAATATACTTTTTATTATTCTGCCAAATAATACCGAAATCATTATCAAACTTATTACCTACACTTGGGGCTTCGCTACTCCAATCAACATAGATAGTCTTAACAGTACCATTTCGCTTATTAACTGTATAATCAATCTTCAAGTATGCCTCAAAAGGATTATCCTTATCAAATCCCCAAGTTCGTGTGTAAGAATTGGTTATTTCCTTTTCACCAGTTTGGTTACTACCACCAAGATCCAGTCCACTACCATTAAATTGTTGGTTTCTAATCTTGTTTACAATTGCAGTTGTAGTTCCATCTTCTATCCAAGTTACATTGTGATTTTTCAAGTAATTTGATGGGTTTTTGATTCCAGTAAAGTTTTTAACTTTCCTACTGAAGTTGTCATCGTGTGCTATGCCCAGTTTTTTGATAGAAGCGATGTCTGAAGCCCTACCTTCGGGTTTTGAAACGAATATGAACATTAAACTTGCTTTCTTCAACTGGTCATTCTTGAACCAATCTCCAAAGCCAGTATAACCAGTTAAATCGGCAATAGTACCTGCACAAGCCCCACCAAAGACACAGACCCACACATCGTTCTTCTTTGTGCAACCATAACTTTTGGGTTTGGTGTGCATATTACTACCTACTGCTCCGACAACTGCTTTATGCCCAATGCTTGTAAATGCTTTTGCGATGGCTTGTATCCTTGCCTTATCCTTTGCTTTTGTCTGAATATTGTCTGATACAATATAGAATGTTTTCTTTGTAGCCATTGTATTAATCTCTCCTTTTAGAATGGTTTGTTTGGGAAATCAGTTATCTTAATAGGTGAACCATATGTTTTAATGTAATTTCCATACCCATTTCGTGTAGTAGGGTCTAAATATTTGCCATTTACCTTTGCAAACACATGACCACCCTTTGAATTGTGAGAGTGGCAATATTTAAGGTCTGTTACTCCTTTAGCATTTAATAAGTTGAGTAACACTTCTGTTTGGCAACAACAATTGCCTTTTTTACTGCTCCAAGTCTTTTCGGCACTTTGATAGAAATCTTTACGATATACATATTTGATTTTTGAGTAGCAGTATTGCCATATTGGTTTGATTGCACTATTACCAGTAGCCGAAGTTATGCTATTTGCTCTTTTAATCCAAGTTGATTTGGCTTGTGTACTGCCTTGAACAGTAACAGTCTTTGTTTCTTCAACCTTTTCTTCCCATTTCTCAACACCTAATCCATAGTTGAAATAAAGGTTCGGATAAGTGTTTAACAATACTGTATCATTATTAACACTATCATCATAGATAACAAGACTCTGTGGTTTCAAGGTATCTGCACCATTACGAATAGCAATGTTAGTCTTATTTACAGTAACCCCCATATTGCTCTTTGTCAATTTAGTGTAACCATCAGTCTTGTAAGTGGCTAATTTCCTACCAGTTCTGTCTACTAATGAATCACCTATTTTCAAGTTAGAGTTCAAGTAGATTTCACTATTATTCAACAAGAATCGTAATGGGTCTGAATAATTATTGTAGTTCTTTTTCAAGTCTGCATAATTATTATAATTTGCATTTTCATCAGAAGCATAATTGTTTATAGTAATTTCACTTAAGCAGTATCTTCTGTCAAGGTCGATGAGTCTGTCTGCACATTCCATCGTAACCTTTGTCAAATCATCATCAACTTCTACTGTACTGATGTAACCACCGAAAACTTGTTGAGTATTACCATTTGTATCCTTGACATATAAGTTGATTTCATCACGATAATCAAAGATTAATCCACTACGATTTGCATTTGAGTCTGTGGGTTCTAATAATTCATCTAATTCGTGATAATACATAAACTCACAAGTCATAGTGTTGATTTGCAAATCCTTTGTATGTTCAACTGTTGCTTTTATCATAGTGAGTTTATCATTCTTATTGTTGTGTCTTTTGGCTTCCCATATTTCGTATTTCTTTACTGCAAGACCTATGAAGATGGTGTTTGATGAGAGAACATATTCTATAATGTTCTCTCCTTTATTTAGTGTGCAGTATTGGTAACTTCTACTGAAATTCACATCAGTTCCAATCATTGGCATACTGTTCTTTACTGTTTCACCATTGATTTTAATGGTAGCACTTTGTTTCATTGTTAGCACTACCTTACTGGTTGGTGTTTCTTTATGAGTGTTTGCAAACAGTAATTCCAACCTATAATTTGGGCTTGTTTCCTTTGCATTGTATAACACTTTAATATGCAATTGACTCTTGTCTTTGCTTTGATAACACCACATTCCATTCCATACTACCTTGTTACCATTCGTTTCGTTGATATTATTGTTATAGACAGTATAATGCTTTTCAAAAGTCTTATCATATCGGAAGATTTGGCAAGTGAAGTCATCTTCATCGTATCTAATCCGATGGGTTTTGTTTGCATTGAAGTTTCTTGTGATGTGTCTACTAAATGCCATTGTCTAATTCTCCCAATCAATATCAATTACTTGTTGTTTTGCATTTAAATACTCTAAAAAGACTTGTGATGGTTTATCCCATTCATTTGCCTTTTTCATATAAGGTATTAATACTGTTTCGCTACTTGCATTTAAGGTAGTGAGTGTAAATGGTTCTTGGTATGGTCTTGCAATGCACAATCCCCAACTATCTTTATCGTTGTAGATGTTTGCAAAGTAAGTATCGGCGAATTGCACTTCAACTTGCTCTGCAAAGAGTCTGCTTGTATCAACATCGTGATTAATTATTGCATCACCATCATAATACATCAAGTCTTTCAAGACAATATCTGTACTGTTTGCTCCAGTAAAGAAGATAACAAAGTCCAAATACTTGACTTCACTTGGGCAGTTAGTAAATGTTGCTCTCACACTATCTGTTGCAGTAGTATCAACTTCAACTGTTACTGTCTGCTCCCATATACCATACTGTATATTGTCTTTAACTGGAACTGCACCTTTCTCATCGAATCCCCTTGCCTTGATCTTGATGTTCTCAAATGGGCAATCCAAATAATCAATGCTTAATGTGAAAGTATCATTGACTCTCTCAACATAATGAGAATAACTTGGGAAATTCAATGCCAAATCAGTATCTTCCTTGTAGATTTGCAAGGCATTGTCATTATCAATATGCAATATTCCAAGTTGAGAATTGG